TCTGGCATGAAATTATTCATATCGACATGTATAAAATTACTAGTAGAATCACAACTTACTTTATTATAAATATCATCAAATGGAATTATGTATTCATCTGTAGCAGCGTCTCGGATTGCATAATATGTAGTATTAGGTAATCGCTTTACTGTTTCTATAGGAAATTTATTTGTTGGAGATTTTCTAGGAAATTTATCTCGGGCGTATATACGAATTTTACTTACTTCTATATCTTTATAAGTAGGTTTTAATTTACAATATGATAAATATGAATCTATATCAATTTGATCTAAACTGCTAGAATATTCAGAATTATCAAAATACATTACTAATTTTGGTACATATATAGTATCAGTCTCTCTACTAAAAAATCTAATAATTCCTTCATTACTATTTGATTCATCTGTATCAGAAAATTTTAATAAAAATCCATTATTATGTATTGATCTTCCACCACTTCCGCTTATCCATAATTTAATAGCATCAGTAACATCCATATTAATATCAGACACCCGATATGAAAATGATTCGTTTTCTGTTAATCCCGGCTGATGGAAAAATGATTGATTAAAATATGATAAATTAAAAGTACCACTACCACTTTGCCATAACCAACTACCTCCGTTACCTGATCCCGATACATATAAAGATGATCCATTAACACGAATTTCTTGACTACTAGATATCCATAAATTTCCATCTACACTAACACTTTGTGAAGTATATGTTTGAGAATCTAATGACCATGACGCCGCTGGTTGTGTCCAACGAGCTCCATTTGTTTTTAATGGATTACTAGATAACATTCCAGTTCCATTAATCCATGGTTGTGCTAATATATTTGCGTCTACTGTATATTCAGCTGGTAATTCGCATGCGTTTGTTGTATATAATTGTAACATAAATTTACACGAATCTAAATTAACAGAATATTTTGTTAAAGTATTTTGTACTTCTGTCATATTAAATTTAATTGCAGATCTAGACTTAACTAAATCAGCTCCAGCTGTCCATTGTCGTTTTCCTACTTCTAATACTTCATCTAAACCAGTATTTGCCTCTGATTCATGCTCATAAAAAGTAGCATCGCTTTCTGCATATAAAATTCTAAACATATTATTCCTTAGCCTAATGTTACTTTATGCCAAGCACTAGCACTTGCAAAATATAAATCTCCACTCGACGATACTGCTAATGCTCCATTTACAACAGTAGGTAATTCACCTAATGAACCACTACTAGCAATTTGAAACCCACTTAATGCATATGATGCCGTTACCGATGTAGTAGATATAGATGACGTATATGCAGTTGTTACAATTCCTATTACATTTGATCCGGTTACATAAGATGCTGTAGCAGCTGTTGTTGCCGAAGCCGCTAACGCTATATACGATGCCGTAGTAGCAGTACCAGATAATGATCCTGTAAATGATCCAGTTGTATTACCAGTAATATTTAATGAACCAGAAACTGTTATTGATCCTGATAAAATAGTATTTTCTTCTTTAGTTCCTAGTAATACATCATATGCATCAGAAATAAAACTAGCAGATATTAATCCTCCTGACGTTATTTGAGAACGATTTGTAGATAAAACGCCCATAATTTTCCTTTTTTTTATAAATATAGAATTAGTAAGATACTACACGGCCTCTGATATCACTATTTGGAAATTTAACTTCAAATATGCTAGGATCTAGTGATGGATAAATAATTCCATTTTTAGTAGCAGTAGTTAAATCATATGTATTTCCAGAATATCCCGCATCAGAATCATATAAATTTAATAAATTTGTATTAATTATATTTTGCACGCCTTTTACATTTGCAATCGTATTTACTATTTCAGATTTTATAATTGGTTGATTAATTTGCCAACGGCTGTTATCAAAATATTTTTTAAGTTCAGAAATACAATTTAATAATACTTCGTTACTATTAAAATTGCTAAGTACAGAAATTTCAAAATCAATACCAATATTAATAATAAATGCATCTTTAATATTAATTGCATCTGTTAACATTCGATATGTGCTTAAATATGTTTTTAAATTTTCTTTAATTGCATCGTTTAATGTAACTAATTGTTTTGAAGAATTATACCCTAAAATATACATATTTAATGCTAAAGGATTTTTAATTCTTGATTCAACTAAATCTTTTTGAGTGAGTTGATCGTCTGGTACAATATATGATTTAGCTATACTTCCAAATTTTGCTGGCATAGAATAAGCTCTAATTATATAATCTTCTCTTGTAACTAAACGATTTTGTGTTGCAAAATTAGCCATTGCATTATTTTTAATATCTTGTAATGAATCTGCAGATTTTGCACCAGCTGCTGCACTTGGATTTGAAATTGCTAATGATGATTTAATAAAATTAACTAATCCTCCATTCGTAGTATCATTAATATTATCATCATATTCTATAGAATTTAATTTAGTAAGAGTTCCTGCTGGGACATTATCAACTAAACCATTACCAACTGTATATGTTACAGTTAATATAGTATTCGCTGGAGCTTGGCCGTAAGTTCTTGTATATAAAAAGTTTGATGGATCAATATCTATATCTAAATTACGCCTAACACCAGCTAAACCATTTCCTACATTATCTGGGTTTGGTATTACTTCCTCATCTGGATCAGAACTAACTCCAGATCCAAATTGTAATTCTAATTTCCCGTCAGTACGTAATCGTTTAATAAATCGTTTAGATGTTTTCTTTAATTTTATTAAATTAGGCGCATCTGATCTATAAACAGATAAATCCGGATCATTTTCTGCGATATTTGGAATTGACTCAAAAATTGTATCCTGCGCTAAATATGGAACTTCATGCCAGCCGTCTCCATCTGCCTCTGTAACAGAAACAATATCAATAATATTAGTATCATTAAGTACTATTTTGTCATATGCAATCGGAGTACCAAATGTAAATTCTTTTGTTTTTAATTCGCCAGAAACTGATTTTATTTGTTTTTTTAAAAGATAATATATTGGTAAATTAGTAACCCCATCTGTTTCGTATATAGTAACTTCCGTTGGGTCATATGACGATGAATAACGAAAATCAATTCCATCTAAGGTACGAAATACAGAATTCCCGGTACTTTGTTTTACTGACATATTAGGTTTAATTGACAATGCATATTCATAATTAGGCCTTACATCATCACCGGTACCGATTGCTGGTAATAATTGAAATACATCTAATTTTACATGTGCAGGTATTGAATTTTTTGGAATATATCCTATATTTCTAGCTAAATTAAAAATATTCCCTCTTTCAGTTGCATGTTCCAATAACGACTCTTTTAAATTAGAATCCATATAAAAACTTAATACATCTCCAACATATGAAGCCATTTCCATAAATAAATTCCCAGGAGATGCATCACTAAAATCAGTATATGAATCAGGAAAGTATTGTTTAGTAAAATCAATTAAATTCTTTCTAAATTGACTAAAATCTTTGCCTAAATATGTTACATCTTTTTTCATAGTTTAACTAATTTTATGTGGTTGTTACCGAAATCCCAGTAGGTGCTACTGATATACCTATATCAATTGGCACCGGAATTCTATCAACATTAAATGATATATTAATATTAACTATACTAGCATTTACATCAATATCTGTTACTACATCAATTATTTTAATATATGTCGCCCATTGTGATACTGCATCGTTAATTATATCTGTTATATTTTCTTTAATATCGTCTGTAGTGTGTTCAAAAATTAAAAGTAATAAATCACTTCCAAAATCCGGGTTCTCAAAAATTTCACCTTTCCTAGTAAGTAATAAGTGTTTTAAATTTTCTATTGCTTGTTGTTCTGTTAATGTAATTTTATTAAATCCACCAATACCTCGTTGGAAACGAAGGGACGTTCCTAATGAAATATCTTGATTAGAAATATCATTATTATTAACAAAATTATAACCCATTATCTACCTTTCTTTTTATCTATTGCTTTCATTAATGCAGAATAATCTTTTGTTAATGCTTTAGCAACAACAGGATCAACTTTCATAGTTTTCCCGGTTTCCGGGTCTTCCATTACATTTGGAGTCGAATTTTGACGCATCATTCCAAATCCCTGAGCATCACTCGCTGTAAATGATAAGTCATTATAACTTTCATTCATTATATTAGCATATGTACTACTGCCATTAGATTCATTTAATACAGGAGTTTCATTTAAAATATCAGCAAACCCTGTTTTTTCAAATTTTGGTTTTTTCTTAACAGATTTTGTAAGTATTTTCTTTTTTGGTAATTTTTCTTCTTTTAATTCATTAACAGTAGATTGTAACCCCTCCTTTAAAATTTCAGATAATTCTTGTTTTATTACATTTCGTACTTCTTCACGAATTGTCTTTTTTAAAATTGTAAAAAATGTTTTTTGTTCCATAATAGTT